ACTAGAACCTAAATCAATATCATTATCAGTAGTAGGAAGAATAGAACCGTTATTAAATGTAAACTGAGTTTCACCACCTGCTGTAATTGTTATAACATCAGAACCAGAAAAAGTAATACTTGTATTAGTATCTCCATCTCCAGAAATAGAATCTAATTGCATATCTCCTGCATTAGTAAAATCAGAATCGCTTAAATCTATTGTTCCTGTAACGTCTAAATTACCACCAATTGAAGCATTACCCGTAACAGTTAAGTTATCTGCTACAGTAGTTTCTGAAGTTCCATGCCCTATTGTGATTGCAATACCACTTGTCTCTGTGGCTAATTTTAACGCTCCTGTTGAATTAGTTACATATGAATTAGAGCCATCATGGTAAATTTGCATATCTGCACTATCACCAATTTTAAGTGGCGTAGAATCAGTTAATTCTAAAGCATCATCAGATTGATCCCAAAGAAGAAAACTACCTGCTGTATCTCCAAAGAATTTAATATCATATCCAGTGCCGTCAACACCCGCTGTTAAAGTATTATCTAATTGAATTGCTCCATCTAAATTTGTTGTTCCTGAAACTGTTAGTCCATCTGTTGTTACTGTGCCATCAAAGTAAGCATCTTTAAATTCTAAAGAGCTTGTGCCTAAATCAATATCATTATCTGTAACAGGTACGATAGCTCCATCTTGAATACGAATTTGTTCTACAGCAGAGCTAGAAACTTCTACAAAGAAACCCCAACGGTTGTTTGTACTGTCAGCTACAATTTTATTTAAAAAATCTTGATCACCTATTGTATGTATATTACCGCCTTCTGCGGCTGTACCATCGTGTTGATGACCTGTAGTACTACTAGAAGCATATGAAAAAGCAGTTAGAAGTCTATTAAATTCATCATTAAATAAAGCAGCAGTTATCGTATCTCCATCTGCCATTGAGCTTTGTCTTACATAACTTGTACCCATTGCTATCTCCTACCGGATGGTCTGTAATCTACATAAAAACCATTTATTGAATAAGGTGCTTTAGTATCTTGACTAAATATTTTAAAGGCTATATTGTGTCCACTTCCCTGTACTGCTTGTCTTGCCATAGGGTCTTGAGAAGCTCCAAATACTGATGTATTAAAAGTTCCTGAACCAAATACTGCGGGAGTTGGTATTGAATCTAGTTCATAATTTGGAGGTTGTGGTCTATTCGTATCATCAAAATCATATGTTATCTTTAATGTAGGTTCTATTGTACCTTCAGGTGTAAAAGATATTTTTGTATAATGTAATGTTTTAAGTGTACCCGCATCTCCAAAATCTAAGTTAGGTGTTTTATATCTGGCATCTATATTTGTTTGTGTTCCTGCCGGATTAAAATCATTTCCTGTGTTATGGTTATAAACATATCCATCTTTATCACCATGATATATTTTTTCTACACTATCGTTATTAAAACCTGATGTAAATCCATGTGCTTGAATGCCTATTGTTTCAGACCATTCAAACCCATTAGGAGTTATTGTACCTATCAAACCTTTTGATGTAGATGTAGAACCTGAACTTGCACTATAAAATAATCTGTATTGAGATTTACTTCTTAATACTGCACTACTAATAGTAAATGTATCTATAGAAGCTGCTATTTTTGATACTATAGATTGTATGTTTCTAGATACAGAGCTTAACTCTACGTCACCAATACGTGCTGTACCTGCAACTAAACGAAATCCATCAGGACTTAAAAATAAAAGATCGCCTCCTATTTCTTGAATACTATGTCCATCCAAACAACCTACGTTTTGTGTAATAGGTGTTACAGCTATAGAAGCAGAAATATTTATGTCTGATAATTTATAAATACTATTTTTACAAAATATAATTAAATCACCACGAAAACTTTTTATTCCTACTACCTGATCATCTAGTACAATACTTCCAGAGCCGCTTGAAGTAAAATCATTTATGTCACTTGTGCCGCTATAAAATATTGTATTAAGTGCGGTAGCTGCTCCGGCAACTACTAAGTGTTTATCGTGGATAGTACAGAATTTTGGATAGTGCGTACCACTAACTGTAATTTCTTCATAAAAGAAAGTTCTATCTGTTAAAGCTCCTGTACCTGTCATTTTAAATAAAGCAGGTTTTACACCAGAACCTTTATCGGTAATTACTACTTCACCATAAGTACTAGACCCTTCAAACAAAGCAAAAGAAGCTTGTGCTTGGCCTGTTCTAGCCGCTGTGCTTCTTCCTGTAAATGTAGAGTAATTATCTCCTGAACCACTTACGCTTGAACGATTTATTTGTAACCAACTTGTTCCATCTAAACTAAAATAAATATTAGTTCCTGAACAAGCAATTACGCCATCGCCATAAACAAAAAGCCCTAATATAGCATTAGAGCCGTTAGGTCTTGCTGCACTACCTCCACCGTAAACTGTGTAACCATTTATTCTCCTGTAACCACCATCAGGATCAACTTCAAAGTTTTCTAACTCTGTAGCAAATCCGGGTTGTTGTAACATTTGAAACTGGTTGAGATTAGTGTTTAAACCCCCTTGACAAGATAAACCAAATGCTTGCATAGTTAATCAAACCTAATTCTGTCATCAGACATATAAGTTGGAACAGTCCCTAATAAATTTTCCCTCATGCTTTTTAATCCCTTTTTAAAATCTTCCAGAGCAAAAGCAGCCATTTGAGGGTTGTCTTTAAATTGATGTGTGTAATATCTTGCTTTAGATAATATTACTGTTTTGTATAAATCAGGAAAAACTATTGCATCGTCATGTGCAGATAGTTGTGTGGGTAGGTTGTAAGCAAAAAACCAAACTTTATATACTTGATCTGGTATAGGGCTTAAACCAAATTTTCTTGCATCAGGACTTCTAATAACAAAGCGAGGCTCACCGCCTGTAGCTTGATCAGCGTCATCTGCGTTTTCTTCTGTTCGTCTAAAGTCTTTCCATTGTTCTGTAGTTAAGAATCTTAAATTTTTAGAAACATAAGGAGCCGATTCACCGCTTACTCCTACTGTTGTCAAATAAAAATTATTCCAATCTATAGAACCATAATCGTCTGCAACAGATGAACTAGAAGCTTTTAACTCATACCATCTTGTTGCTGCTACAGTATCTACAGAAACATTACCATACATAGGATCAGTAGCTCCACTTTCAGCGGCAGCTAAAAAAGGCCATTGCGGTTCTTCATTTGATATATCTAAGTATGATCTATTAATACAATCTTTTGCGTGTTGCTGTATTCCTACAGCACTAGAAAAAGTTGAAGAAGTTAATACAACTTCATTCAACTCACGTAGCAATTCGTTTGTTAATTGTAAGAATGTTGTAGCCATAATTATTCAGAGTCTCTAGAGGTTGTTGTTTTTTTCTTATCACCATAAATTCTTTTGTAACCTTCGGCATACTTTTCTCTGTTTTCTTTTGTATACCAACGCCCCATAAGTCCAAGAGTCCTGCCAGTTTTTCTTTTAGTCATAATTATAGGGGTTTTTTCATTTCCTAATTGTGGCATTTCTTACTCCTTTAAAAAGGAAGGAGGGCTTTTTACAGCCCCCCAACCTAAACTTACTAGTCAATACCGTAGAACGCAGAAACCAATGCTTCGCCACGTAGTACTTTAGAACCATAAACATGGAGTCCTCGTACTATATCGCCAAAGCTATCAGGATCACGAATGACTTCAGTATTCGTAATGGTCTGTGCCGTTGCTGTAGATGACATATGACCTGCAATACATTTACCTGCTGCATTAGTAGTAGATGCAATATTGTTGGTCTTGTACATATCAAAGCCACGTAACTTACCAGTTGATACTAAGCCGTTACGGATTGAACCCTGTCCTGCATTGTAATCAACAGACAGAAGCTTAGAAGAACTTTGAACAAGTACTTCATAGAACTCTGGATTCGCTAGAAACCAACGTCCTTCTTCTGGTACATTCTGCTCATCCAATAAACGTGCCATATGTGAAAGCACATCAATAGGATCATGTTCAGATGAACCAAAGCCAATGTCAAGATTACCAGTACCATCAAAGGTTCCTGCTGCAAGGTCAGTTGCATTGTCAGAACCTAAAACGTGATTTGGGCTAGATGCAGATACTCCTGAGAACATTGCTGCAATAACACCCTCGTCAAAGGCATCCTTTAGTGAATAAGCTGCGGATGATGCAGCAACGTCACGAAAATTAACGTGAGACATATTAGTTTCAATGTCATCTACGATGAATTTAAATGCGTTTGCTGTATCAACAACCAAAGTTAGTTCTTGGTCTGTCAACTTAGTCGCTGTTACGTCTGCCCCTCTTTCATACTGATAAACAGTAATTTCGGGTTCTTTGATGATCTTTACAGAATCACCAAAAGCTGCAATCTCACCTGCATAATCTGTATTGGTAATTGCTTCCGCTACAGATGATTTTCTGAAAAAATTCAGAACTGTCTTGGAATAGACAGAAGGTAAGAAAAACGAATTATTTTGACCACTTACAGAGTTACCAAAGTTAGCATTGGTATCCGTACTCGGTTCAAAATATTGGTCAGATTGGTTATAAGCCATTATAATATCTCCTCATAAAACTTATTTTGCTATCCTGCCTTCTGATAAAGCCAATTTGATTTCATCTTCATATCTGTCAAATTGATCAATAGACATCTTAGCAATTTCTTTTTCTGTCCAAATTTTAGGAGCTTTCGCATCCACCGCTGTTGTTTTTGTAGACACCATATCAGCAGCAGAGCCTCTTTCCTGTTTTTTGGACTGCCTCTTTTGTGGTGACTGAGCCATACCCTTTTCCATTTTGTAAAGGTCTATAGCACGACTAGCTAAAGTTGCATCACTATTATTTGCATAAACCCATCTTTGTATATCTTCTGGTTGTTCCTTAGCCCACTCATGAAAAGCTTCATCGCCCCTTATATCTTCAAAATCAGGGTGACGATCTCTTAGAACTGTTTCAGCCTCACGTTTTAAAATATCAGTTTCACGTTCTTGCAAAGCTGATAATTGCTGTCGCAGTTGTTCAGTTTGATTTTCACTTTGTAAATGAGCCACAGTCTCAACAGTTTCATACAAGTCTGGATTCTGTGCTTTAAACTTTTCAAGTTCTTCCAAAGTTTTTGGAGCTTGATACGCAGGAGCTTTTTCTGCTGCCTCCGCAAGAAGTTCTGTCTCTCTTTGTTTAAACTCAGAAAGTCTACTATCGTAATGTTTCTTTAGATCATCATACCTTTTCTTATAATTAACATCTTTAGAATTTTTAGCAGGGGGCGTTTCAGAATCTTCTGAAGGCGTAGCCTGTTGTTCTTGAGATGGTGCGTAGAATAAACCATCAGCATTTTCCGTTCTTGGTCTGTCAGGAGTGTGCCAACTTTTCTTTGCATTATAAGGATTAGGTGCTTTTTCCTCCACAGGATTAGTTTGTGTTTCAGTCATAATACTTCCTCCACGGGGCTTGTAAGTTTTAAAAGGTAGCCATTATAATGAATTATTTGTACAGATAATTCAGAATGGTGCTTTTACTTCAAGGTAGCCGTTATCGTTGTCTAACATTAAGACTAGGCATTTGATTAGCAGACAGCATAGTTTTATTTATGTTGCCTCTATAATCATCTTCCTCGTCTTTTCTCATTAAACCACCGTCATAAGCACGTTCAGCGTCATCCATCATAACTTGGAGATTGTCTGCACCTATTTGATCAGTGGCCTTTTTGGTCATCACAAATTCACCGTCAGATAATCTGGCGGGTATTGAATCTGAGACACCATCTCCGGGGCCGCTTACTTCTCCGGATCCAGAAAACTCAGAAGCAGTATCTACAACTTTGTCAAAAATCATACTAAGTTGTGGGTCTGCCTCCAAAGCATTCATTAAATACGTTTGTTCTTCTTGGTCTAAAGCTTCATTCATTACGAAATCTACATAGTCACTTTCCATTTCTTCATCTGGAAGTTGTGAAGCTTTTACTTCTGCCATTTCTTCTGGCGGTATATTCGGGTATGTGTCTACTGGTGCTCCTTCCATTTCTGGAGGTACTAGCATAGAACCGCCCTCTTGTTTTTGTTCTCTTTTAACAGGATGATCTGCTAAATATGTTCTTCCTTCAAATTGAAAAGTATCTGCTCTTGCTTCTCTTGCTTCTTTAAAAGCATTTTGAAAAGCATTAGAAGAGTCAGTATCTTTTTGATATGTAGGAAAATCATCAGGATTAATTCTTTCGTCTGGATTAATTACATCTGCTTCTATTTGACCTGCATCAGCCGCTTCTAAAAGTGCAATACCTTCATCTGAATTAGCCAGATAGCCTAATCCACCTGCTACAACAATTCCTGCGTTCCTCACTGCCCTATCTTGGGTTGAAACAGCTTGGCTTCTAGTCGCAGTCCTAGTTGCTTTTTGAGCTTTATTTAAAGGCGTTATTATTTTCTTAATAAGACTTACAAGCGCACCACCTGCATAACCTTCTCTTTCAGGAGGAGACATTATTCCACCACCCATTTTCTTTTCTTTAGGTTCAGCAACTGCTACAGTTATAGCAACATCAGGAGCCAGTAAAGATTTTTTCTTTGCTTTTCTACGCTTATTTCTTCTGGATTTATTAGCCATCTATACTACCCCTTATGTTCTTTCTGTACAGGAAAGGTTGCTTTTAAAGTAGCTCCTTTATGTGGTTTAAACTTACCAGTATGTTTCATAAGTTTATAACCGCCATTTTTTTGTTTCATCCAATG